ATGATTTTTCCTTCAACCACAGGAATGGTTACTTCTTTTATGCCTTTATTAAATACCCAGTCTGGAATATACACATCCCCGTTCTCATATTCAAAACCTATCGGCATTGAAAGACTATCTCCTCCGCCCCAAGCCACATCACAGGCCGTAACAACACGGACAAATCCGCTGGCCGGAAGAATACCAAAAAAGAAGCGTAGTTCATCTTCTGGAAATAACAATCCTTCACGGATAAATGGTTTCTGCTGAAATTTAGCCTCCCATTCGTTCTTGTCCAAGCGTGCTTCCATATCTTTATAATATTGAGTTGAAAAGCCTTTAACCTCATACTGAAAGTTCGACTCACCTTTCTCGTTAAGTGCTGGTATCTTGCGGAACCTGTATCGCGGATTGTGCGCATTCTCCTTTTCTATTTTTCCCAAGGGGTCTATAATATTCCACCGGGTGCCCACCATCAGTTCCCTGGCACCATCATTCTTACGGTCAACCATTTTGTTGAGGTATTCCTGATAGGTATTTTCCATAC